CTTCAGCTAGAGCTAAGGGTCTTGCCGCTTTTAGAGCAAGACAAGCAGAGATTGAACGTAAGAAACGTGAGGCCGCAGAGAAACGCCGCCAGCAACAAGCTGAAATAGCACGTAGACAAGCTGAGGAAGCCGCTGAGAAAGATCGGCTAAAACAGTCAAACATCGATCTATATGAGAACGGCACACGCCAGCGTAAGGGTTACAAGTATGTAGCTGGTGATGCCAGCTTGAGTAGCCCACAAGGTATCTTACTAGCTGGTACTGGTACTGACTTGGCTAACATAGAGCTTGCACTATCTGACATAATACTACAGTTCCCACCTAATAGTTCAGCCACAATATATGCCAAGAGTGCGCTGGAGAGTCTACGTGAGGGTGGTAAGATTGCAGACGGTAAAGGTCTAAATAATCTTATTACGCTTGTGAACGATATGATCGACACAGGACGTACAAAAGCTAAAAGCATAAAGGCTAGAGATGCTGGTATTGTAGTAAGCAATGCACGAAATGAAGCAATCAAACGTGGCATCGAGGCTAACAGAGCTTTTGCACAATCACTGATTGATGCCTTAGATGCCGACACATCTGTAGACAGTTTCTCTAAGGGCATCATCAAGTCTAAGCTGGAAACCTACAAGAACGATGATCTAGGTCTTGATCCACTTGGTCGCGCTAGGCAGGAGCTACAGGACGCCATCGAGGTACTACAAGCCAACAATGGTAACGTAGAGAAAGCTAATCAATACTTAGGCCAGTATATAGCCCGTNTTGAGACACAGCAGAACGCACGTAGAAACCAAGGTCAGGAGCAACCTCAGCCACAACCTCAGCCACAACCTCAGCCACAACCTCAGCCACAACCTCAGCCACAACCTCAGCCACAACCTCAGCCACAACCTCAGTCAAATAAAACTGATCCTATAAATCACAATATAACACGGGATAATCTAGTTGTTGGGAGCCGCTTAGAGTTACAAAAGGCTTTAACTAAACAATTTAAGGAAGCACAAAAAGATAACAGATATGTAAACAAAGACTTTAGAACATTTAATGGTTCAGACACTGATTTTGGTAAAGCCAATTTTAGTAAAGACTTTGATGATCATACAGTATCTGTAATTGCATCCATAAAGCCGTTCTTAGACAATATTAGTGATCGTTTCGAGGGTGTTCCAAGAATACGGGGTTTCAAAACTACTAATAATAGTAAGGCGGCGGCTTCTATGGGTGATGGGGTCATGAGTTTGAATCCTAGTACCATGAACTCTAGGCTTGCATATTTACAAAACCCAGAATTAAGTAAAGAAGAAAAAGAAACAAGAATTAATGAGCTGTATTTAGAGCTTAAAGATGTTGGCAATAAAATAGAGTCAATAGAAAAAGATTTAGACGCTTTTCTAAGAAAGTATGATTTAATAAACCCTGATAATAGTATTAAGATAGATAAACTTAGATCAATTAAAAGTGATCCACAAGCATCTAAAGAATTAGCAAGGTTAGAAGATAGAAAAGACTATGCGTTTTTAGAAAAGCGTGAAATCCACACGCTCATAGATAAATTAAACGCAGGTGTTAAATCTTTTTCTGCATCAACATGGAAAATAGGTGATCCAGTTGATCAAAGACCTTACAATGCGGTAGAGTATTTCGACAACGGTATTGACCGTGTGTTAAAAACTCTAGTTCATGAACTAGGCCATCACATTCATCAAACCATGCTACAAGACCCTAATTATTCTAATAACATTCAAAGTAGCGCACGTCATCGTCCTATAGAAATATGGATGAAATCTAGAGCAGATAGTTTAATAAAAGGACAAAACGGAGACCTTCAACCTTCTGGGTATAGTGTCTATAATACAAAGGAATGGTTTGCCGAAAACTTCTCATTATACTTTATGGGAAGAAAAGATTTAGTCGGTACAGAGTTCACAACATTAATAGAATCTTTGCTGTTAAATGGGAGGCTCCCAAATGACTGATGCTTTTGAAGCTGTAAATAAAATACTAAAAGAACAAGGCGAGGACTTAACAGACGAAGCTGTAGAAGAAATAAAGTTTTTATCTACTTTCTTTAATTACACAGAGTCTACAGAGTATCTTCCAGATATTGAAAGTACGATTGGTCTTATAAAAGACCGTGTACCATTAAAGTCAGATGGGCGCACCTAAAGAACCGCGACTAAAGTCGCCCCCTAAGAAGGGTAACGGTAAGTGTCCACAACGCGCACCCAAGAAAAACTACTTCTCGACTCTGATGGAAACACCAGAGGGTCGAGAGTTACGTAAGCAATGGTCGAACAAGAAGCGTAAGAACGCTGGTCGGCCTAAAGGTACACCTGATGGTCTTCGGAAAGAGCAAGCCGACACCATGAGAGTGGAAGTTAAAAAGGAAGCAGAAAAGGTAGTAGAAGTTATGGCAGAAAAGTATGGCGTAGAAGACGAATACGCAAAAGAAGCACTCAAGACCGCTGTTGAGGTCATGAAGATGCAGGGTGAGACCCGTGAGCGTCTATCAGCCGCAAGGCTAGTGTTAGACTTCACCAAGCAGAAACCTGTGGCAAAGTCCGAAGTAGCTGTAGCTAAAGCAGAAGACTTCTTAGCTTCCCTACTTGTAGAAGACGATAGTGAACCAGAAGCTAAAAGCGGTTCGTAAGCGACTACTACTAGACTTTCCTTTTTATGCTAACTCTGCACTGAAGATAAGAACTAAAGCTGGTGAGATTGCTCCACTAAAACTCAACCCAGCACAGCAAATCCTAGATGAAGCTGTACAAAAACAACTCAAATCAGAAGGTAAGATCAGGATCATAATCCTGAAAGCTAGACAGCAAGGTCTTTCGACCTACACGGGCGGCTATCTATACTTCTCTGTGTCTCAACAAAAAGCCCGTAAAGCTATGGTGATTACTCACCACGCCGACAGTACAAGGGCTTTGTTTGATCTAACTAAGCGATACCACGAACACTGTCCCGACATACTGAAACCCCACACCAAATACAGTAGTAGAAGGGAACTTTCCTTTGATGTACTTGACTCCAGTTATGTCGTTGCAACGGCTGGCGGTGACTCCGTTGGTCGAGGTGAAACACTCACCCATGTCCATGCCTCAGAACTTGCTTTCTGGCCTAAATCATCGGCTCAGGACATATGGAATGGTTTGGCACAAGCTGTACCGAATACTGCTGGCACTACTGTGTTTATCGAGAGTACGGCGAATGGTGTAACAGGCACCTATCACGATTTATGGGTGGGTGCAAAAGAAGGAACCAATGGTTTTATTCCTGTATTCATTCCTTGGTATGTTGATCCAACTTATATCGAGGATGTTCCATCTAACTTCGAGCAAACACCAGAAGAACAAGAACTGGCTAAGAAGTATGATCTATCTGATGCCCAGCTCATGTTTAGAAGACGTAAAGTAGCTCAAAACGGGATCGACTTGTTCAAACAGGAGTATCCTTCTGAACCAGAAGAAGCCTTCCTGACAACTGGTCGTCCCGTATTTAATCCAGAACAGCTCCAGAATAAACTAAGTGAAACAAGGGATGTCGAAGATCGTCTTGCATTAGAAGCTGACGAGTTCCTACCTAACATCAGAGGTGAGCTGACAACTTACATGAAACACGACGGAGGTATGCAATATGTCATTGGGGCTGACGTTGCTATGGGGGTCAGGAACGGTGACTGGTCTGTTGCCCAAGTCCTCGACTCAAAGAAGCGACAAGTTGCTACATGGAGAGGGCAAGTTCACCCCGATTACTTTGCGGAAGTCCTCAAAGCCTTGGGGGAGTATTACAACGAAGCATTTATCATCGTTGAAAACAACTCACATGGAATACTGACGTGTACACGCTTAGGTAAGGACTTTGCTTATCCAAACTTCTACACAGAAGTACAAGTAGACAAGCTAACTGACAGAGAAACAGTCAAGCTAGGTTTTACAACAACCTCTAAAACAAAGCCTTTAATTATCGATCAACTACGGGCTTCTGTTCGTGAAGAAGAGATCGAGCTTAACGACAAAACGACTATCCGCGAGATGATGACTTACATCGTTACTGAAAGTGGTGCGATGGAAGCCGAGCCATCCTGCTTCGATGACTGTGTGATGAGCCTTGCATTGGCTAACCACGTTCACGAAGGAGCGTGGGAACCTGTAGATACACCTTCGGAACTTTACTTGGAAATGGTCTAAAACATGGCAAAAGTAGAAGAATATGAGAAGCTAGAAGACGACGACATTATAGCTATCCTTGACACTAACATACGGCAGTCAATCGGCTACTATGACAGCGATCTTGCTAGAGAGCGTAAGAAAGTCACTGACTACTACAACGCAACCCTACCTAAGCCAGCACACGACGGTAACAGCCGCTACGTTTCACAAGATGTATATGACAGCGTGGAGTCTATGAAGGCCGCACTGCTAGAGACATTCTCCAGTGGCAACAAGATCGTCAAGTTTGCACCACAGGGCTATGAAGACGTACAGCTTGCGGCAGTCTGTAGTGCATATACGGATTATGTCCTGTTCCGTCAGAATGATGGCTTTGGTTTGTTCCGTTCAGTTATCCATGACGGTTTAGTAGCCCGTGTAGGTACAGCAAAGGTATTCTGGCAGGAGAGCTTTGAGGAAGACCTTAAAGAGTTCGAGGGTCTTACACAGGACGAGCTGGACATGGTTCTTGCAGAAGAAGATGTTGATCTTGTCGATAGCACTGAAGACGAGAACGGTCTTTTGTCTGGTGTTATCTCAACGCCACGTGAGACAAGTAAAGTATGCGTTGAGCCTGTACCACCAGAAGAACTACTGATCGAAAGCCAAGCAGTCAGCCTTTCGACAGTAAATTTCGTTGCCCATAGAACCCGTAAAACCTTATCAGAGTTACGAGAAATGGGCTTCAGTGAAGATAAGCTAGAGAAGATTGGCGACTCACACGAAGATGTAGAGTTAGAGACTGATGCAGAGATACTTGCACGTCATGACGACATAGGAGCTGACAGAGGCCACAACAGTCATGGCTACCAAGACCAAGTACGTAACATCATGGTCTATGAGGCATACATAAATATTGATGTCGAAGGTACAGGAGTAGCCAAGCTACACCGCGTCCTAAAGGCTGGTAACGTACTACTAGAAATGGAAGAGACAAACCGCATACCATTTGTATGCTTTGCCCCTCTACCAATACCACACGCTTTCTACGGTAGTAACTTTGCTGAGAAGCTAGTGGCTACACAGAACGCCCGTACAGTCCTTACAAGATCAATCCTTGATCACGCTATGATTACTAACAACCCAAGATACATGGTTGTCAAAGGCGGCTTAACAAATCCAAGAGAGCTGATTGATAATCGTGTGGGCGGTTTGGTCAACGTATCGCGCCCTGATGCTATCAGCCCGATGCCACAAGCATCATTGAACCCGTTTGTATTCCAGACACTACAGCTCCTCGATGAAGACAAAGAAGACAACACAGGCGTATCTAGGTTGTCACAAGGTCTCAACAAGGATGCCATTAGCCACCAGAACTCAGCCGCTATGGTCGAGCAACTGGCTACAATGTCACAACAGCGTCAGAAGATCATTGCAAGGAACTTTGCCAACCAGTTTGTCAAACCCCTGTTCCACATGATCTACCAGCTTGTGCTTGAGAATGAAGACCAGCAGAAGATCATCGATCTATCTGGTGAGTACGTGCAGGTCAATCCAAGCATGTGGGAAGACAAACGTGATGTGATGGTACAGCTACATCTGGGTTACGGAGAGCAAGAAGCAGAAAGCCAGAAGCACTTGGCTATGCACCAGATGTTCTCACAAGACCCTATCCTAGCACCTATGTATCAACCACAGAACGCCTACACCTTGGTCAAAGATACAATGGAGAAGGCAGGTATCCTCAATGTGAGCGACTATCTGACATCACCAGATCAACTGCCGCCACCACAGCCTGATCCTGCACAAGAGATGCAGATGCAGATTGCACAGAAGCAAATCGAACTACAAGAGCGTCAGACAGCCGTTGCAGAAGCAAAGGCACAGGTAGACGCACAGGTATCACAGATGAAGCTCCAGCTTGAGCAAATGAAAGCTGAAGCCCAACACGCTCTTCAGAGCGACAACCAAGACCTCAAAGAACAGCAGTTCAAGTTCAAGCAGTTCATTGACTCTAACGAACTGGAAATCCTACGTACTGCCGATGATCTGAGAGGAATAGCCAGCCCAACAGGGTAAGGAGAGAGAAGTGCAGACCAATGAAGAAGAGCAAATGATCCGTCAAGGAGACAACGCTGAGATGCTTTTAGGTATCGAGGCTTTCTCCGAGACTGTCGATAACATGGTTCATCAATCGTTCCAGAACTTTGTGAACTCTAAGCCAGAGGAAACAAGTGCTAGGGAACGTGCGTATAGCCATTACCGAGCTTTGGTAGACATCGTTTCGACCTTGCAACAGCAAGTATCAATCAGGAACGAAATCAACGCCAAGAATGAACGTGACAACAACGAAGAGGTTGAATAGCACCATGTCAGACGTGCAACAAAGCAACTCCTTAAACGAGGGTTTTCCCCTCGATGCAGAAGAAGCCATCCTTGCTAAGTGGGAAGACGCTGAAAAGCCATCCGAAGATGAAGCAGAGGCAACTCAGGATGATCCAGAAGAGACAACGGACATCATTGAGGAAGAGATACTAGAAGAAACAGACGATCAAGAAGAGGTAGAGACAGACCCAGATGATGAGGAAACTGAAGATGAAACTGAAGATGATGAGTCAGAAGATGACGAGGTGGACACAGAAGCCACTGAGGTATCTGACGACACTGAGCTGGAAGTTATCGTCGATGGTGAATCAAAGATGGTATCTGTGGCGAACCTCAAGCGATTGGCTGGTCAAGAAGCTAGTCTCACTCAGAAGTCTCAGCTCGTTAGTTCTCAACGCAAAGAGGTTGAGGCTACTATCGAAAAGAACCATCTCGTTTTCCAAAAGATGCTCAACAAAGCTCAAGAACGCTACAAGCCTTACTCTGAAGTGGACATGCTTGTTGCTAGTAAAACTATGGAAACCGAAGACTTTGCACAGCTCAGAAAAGAAGCCCAAGACGCCTACGATGACTTGAAGTTTCTTAATGAGGAAGCAGACACTTTCTATAAAGACATCAAAGAGCAATCACAGGCTCAACAACGGGACGCCGCTAAAGAGTGTGTGAAAGTCCTCCAAGAAGACATACCTGACTGGAGTAACGCCCTCTATGATGACATTAGAAGTTTTGCAGTTAAACAAGGCTTACCAGAAGACCAAGTAAATCAGTACGTCGATCCTAACGTGATAAAGCTAATCAATATGGCGAGACTATACGATGAAGGTAAGAAGGTAGCATTGGTTAAGAAGAAAAGTGCAACTGCCAAGAAGGTGCTTCGTACAAAGAAGACACCTGATCCAAAAGCATCAACTAAAGCCAACGCAGAAAAAGCTAGGCAGAAGATGGTCGCTAATGGGGGCAGGGACTTAGACGATATAGCCGCCGCAATCTTAGGTAGTTGGGAGACATAAAAACAACACTTAGCCAATAAGAGGATAATAAACCCAATGGCAATCTATAAGACCTATGAACAAATCGGCCTCGCTGAAGACGTATCTAATATCATCAGCGACATCACTCCAACTGATACACCTATGTACAGCATGATCAAGACTGAGAAAGTCCATGCTCGACAGTATCAATACATGACAGATACTCTTGCTTCTGCCTCATCAAACGCACAGCTTGAGGGCTTCACTGCATCAGCAGGTACAGCCATTCCGACTGTAATGATTACAGGTAACACACAAATCCTTCAAAAGACCTTCCAAGTGTCAGCAACAGCAGATGCTGTTAAAGCATACGGTAGAGCGAAGGAAACTGCATACCAACTTTCAAAAGCCTTGAAAGAAATCAAGAAAGACGTAGAGTTTGCTTTCGTTGGTGCTTCTAATGCAACAGCGGCTGGTAACGCTACTACAGCCCGTGAGATGGCCTCTGCTGATCAACTGATCGACTCATCAGT